GCCACCAGTAGCTCGACTGTTAGAAGAATCCAGTTCTTCATGGGATTTCTCCCTTGGAGGCCAGTCGGTCAGTCAGACCGGCTAGTCGCTGGCTTCTTCCCAGCCGATCAGATCCGCTACCTTCGAATTCGACGCCGCGATGAGCCAATCGGCCAACGCGTCGACGAGAATCGTCGGATCGTCACCGGGCACATGCTCGATGACGAGGTACACCTTGGAGGGTACCTCCGGGTCCGTACCATCCGCGAACACCTTCTTCGAGACCTCCACGTTGTGGCGGTCCAGAGCGGGTGTCGAGTTCTTCGCATTCGTCTGAGTGTGACGAACACGAACGCGGACATCATCGGTAGCACTGCGGGCCAGGTACTCTGTCGAGTACCCGTCCTGGTTGATGCGATTGCAAACAATGTTACCACTGCTTGCAGGTAGTGTCAACGTGGTTGACGCCATGGAACTTACTCCTCGCAGCCTTAGTTTGGCCTTGTGGTTAACGCCTTCGCCTGGGTTTCTTCTTGCGCCAATTGCGCCAGATTACCTTCGGCTTGGCTCCCCGCAAGGCTGCTAAAGATGCGAGGATCGACCAATGCCGGTAATTGAATACCGGCATTTTAGGGAGAGGAAACGGTACAACCGGCGCACAAAGTGAGCGCCATTTGCGGGTCCACTGCCAATTGACATCAAACGAACCGGACGTTCCGGTCCATGAGAGGCCATCAGGCAGATCGTCGACCTCTTTAAACGACGTCTGAGAAGTTGTCGTTTGCATGAGGCACATCCGCGTCGCTGTCATGCCGATTTGGTTGTTAGTGGCATTGATCATGTCACCAACATTACTAAACCAGTCGACCAGCCAAGACCATGGAAGCAATTCCCAGGTCGCGGCCAGGGCACCATAAGAGTTGATACCAGTCAACAGGGCTCGATTGAAGCGTATAAGCTCCATCTCGTCCATGTCGAACACAGGCGAATCTGGGTCCAGTCCCCATTGGACTGTTCCCCATCGCTTGCGGGTAAACTTCTCTACCTTGGTACCCATCACCCAGACCCCTTGCGTATTGATATACGTGTTGGGGGTTTCGGCTGAGTGATCGTCAGACAGCAACTGTACTGTTCGTCTCATTACGTGTCCTTCCTTTAGCTTCTTCAGCATCGCGAGCTGCTTAGTAGCAGTCTCTGCGAAGTTCCAAAGCTTTTGGAAGTCACTGATCATTGGCTTGATGCACCAGCGCCAAGACAAATAGGCTGTAGCTGCACTCTGCAGTAGAGTGTCGCCATAGCCCTTGACCAGTGAAGGAAGGTCTTTTAACTCGCCGATCGCCTGTGGGACATTAATGTCAGCCACAGACGGATTTGATTCGGCAAGTATCTCCCATGCTGCTTCATTTACGTCGGCCGTGTTAGGGTCGGGGTAATAAGCAGTCGGTTGGGAGCCGGGCCAGGTACTACAAACTGTCGGAGGATACTCGGTAAACCGAATATACTCAGTCGACGGTTCAGGTAGTGCGTATGTCCCGGAGATCGTAGGAGTTGCTTGGACGCCGCGGTTAATTAAAAACGGGTTATCCCCGTCAAAATTACCCACATAATCCTCGCATCCTACGAACTCACCCAAATGGTGATGATTCCACGCGGTGTTGCCGAATTGACTCCAAAAGATGGAGCCCCAGGCTTCGAGCCTGTAATCCGACCATCGCGCACGGAATGCCATGTGAGTGGACCTTCTAGATACGTAACGTTCCTAAGGGAGGCGGACGCCTAACAAGCCAAGAGAGACCTGTTGAGGGTACCCGACAAGGGTACCC